GAAGAACAGGAAGCTGGTGTTCAGTTTGGCCAAAGCGAAGCTGATCCTAATCAATTTCCACCAGAAGACAACACAAAAGATAACGACCAAACAGAATCAGAAACACCAGAACTTGATGCTGATGTAATTAAGTTTGGTGGTATAAATAGAAACTAGGAGAAATATTATGGTAGATGTAGTTGATGTAGTAAATCAAATAGCAGCGGCTCAAAGCTCAGATGCTAAAGATAGTTTACATAACCTTTTATCACAAAAGGCTATGGAAGCTTTAGATGGTAAAAAACAAGAAATTGCTAAAAATTTATTTTCTAATGGTGAAACTCCACCAGTAGCAGATGATGATGGCAATATTGATGTGGAAGTTCAAGACACAGCTGACACTCCGGTTGAAGAGCCGGAAACAAATGTAGAAGTTGAAGAGCAACCAGAAGAAGAACAAGAACAAGAATGAAACAATTAAACGAATTTAGGGACATCGAAGAACTTTTATCTGAACAAGAAATAGATATCAAAAAATTTGATATTCTTGTCAGAGCTGGGTTAGCAGATAAAACAAAGATTCAAAGACTTCATCGTATTTTAGATAAGATGAAAGAAGAGCGTCCTGTGTTTAATCCAACAGAAAGACGATTGTTACAAGATTTGTTTAATAAAATGGTTGGTCTTTTAACGGACAATCCACAATTATTCCAAAGAACACGCCGTGCGGTAAGAGAAGAATCGGAAGATATTACAACTGAACCCATTATTGAAGACAGGAAAGAAAAAACAGGACCAAATGACCCACCATTTGTTTTAATTTTAAAAAGAAAATCTTTTAGACCTTATCCAAACGGTATGAAAGTAGCATTATATCACAGCGCTAAACTTGATAGATACTTTACTGTTCCTTATAGTGCAAAAGGATTTGAAACTCCTATTCAAGCTGAAAGCACAAATGACATAAATAGTGAAGTAGTTCAGGAAAGCGTAATGGACCAATTACATTCTATCGTTGCAAACAAGCAAGCGAAGAGTGTAAAGTTTGGTAATGGTCAAACTAGAAAAGTGGATCATTATACAGCTTCAGCTATGACAAATGTTCATAAGGCTCTTAAACCTGAAAACGCTAAAAAATATGCTGACCTTGTTCATAAAAGTCCAGAACACTTTATGAAAGGTTCAGATTTTGCATTTAAGGCTCATAGTAAAAAATGAGCATAATTGATTCTTTAATAGAGAATAAGTTAGACGAAGTAAAAGAAAAGATTAGAGCTCGTCTAAATGAGCTGACTGCAAAATACATTGAAGAAGCTAAAAAATATATTGCGGCTGATTCATTTGATTTAGAAGAAGCTTATAAACGCAACCCTAACATTATTCGTATGGGTCGTGTTAAAAAGATTCGTAGAAGAATACGAAGAAATGCAAAAGGTAGAATCACTGTTCAAAAAAACAGAAGGCGTTCTGCCATTAAAGGGTATCGTATTTCGGGTAATACTGTAAGACGGATACCGGCTACAACAAGATTAAGAAAGGCTCGTTTATTAAAACGGTCTTGGAAAACAACAAGAAGAGCGAAACTACGCCGTTCTCTAATTAAAAGAAGAATGTCGATGCGTAGAAGAAGTTCATTAGGATTAAAGTAAAATGGCATGGGTTACGGTTCCAGGTTCTGATGGTGTTTGGGAGTATGAAAATACTGCTACATCATCTGACACATATCCTGATGCTAACGGTACATATTCGGGCGGAGTAAGAAGTTTCACAAGACCGAATGGCGTAACAGAAGAGATTTATGCTAGATGTAGGAAAGCCGGCGAAACAATTGAGCGTGGCGAACTTTCTAAAACCTACTATGATGCACAATAGATTTAAGGGAAAGAAACATGAAACTCATAACAGAAACTATTGAAAATGTAAAAGTTCTTACCGAAGAAAAAAACGGTAAGAAAAAACTATACATTGAAGGTACATTTTTGGTTGGCGATACAGTTAATCGTAACAACAGAATGTATAAAATGGATACTCTCAGAAATGAGGTTGATAGATATAACGAAGAGTATATTAAAACGAATCGTGCTCTTGGTGAGTTAGGTCATCCTGATACACCAACAATCAACCTTGAAAGAGTTTCCCATAAAATTGTTTCTTTGAGTGAAGATGGAAATACATTTTATGGTAAAGCTCAAATTTTAGAAACACCTTATGGTGATATCGTTAAGAATTTTTTAGAAAACGATGTTAGCATTGGAGTTTCTTCAAGAGCTTTAGGTTCGGTCGTTCAAACAAAAGAAGGTTATAATTTGGTGCAAGACGATTTAAAACTTGCTACGGCGGCTGATATTGTTGCGGATCCGTCCGCACCTGGTGCTTTCGTTAATGGCATCATGGAAAATAAAGAATGGATGTTCGTTAAAGGGTCTTGGGTAGAACAAGACTTTGACCATGCCAAGAAAGCAATCAGAAAAGCATCAGCCAGAGAAATCGAAGCGGTTGCTTTGAAATTATTTGAAAATTATATTCGAAAACTTTAATTTTATAAATATAAGATAAAACATAAGGAGAATCCTAATGGCAACAAATAAACTTATGGAAGCCGCTGCTGATATTCTTGCAACTAGCAAGTCTAACGCACCAGCTATGCCTCCACAAAAGTTACCAGGTGAGGTTCAAGATTTAGGTGGTCCAACCAATACTAATTCTAAACCACTTGATGATTCAAATAAATTGAAGCTTCAAACACCTGATAATTCAGCAAAGAACAAAGCGTCTATTGCTGCTAAGCCATCTGCTGCTTCCGCTAAAATGGAAGATGCAGAAGTTGAAGCACAAGAAGACGAATTCATCGAAGAAGAAAACTTAGAAGAAACACAAGAAGTTGAAGCTAATTCTGTTGATGAAGAAGAAACAGAAGAAGAAATCAAAGAAGCTTGGAAGAAAAAAATGAAAGAAGACATCGACAATATGTTTGCTGACGATGAAACTATTTCAGAAGAATTCAAATCTAAAGCTACTACAATCTTCGAAACTCGTGTTCATGACCGTGTAACTCAAATCCAAGAACAAATGGAGGCTGAATATGCTGGTCAATTAGAAGAAGCTATCGATACAATTAAGAATGACCTAACTCAAAAAGTTGATGATTACCTTTCATATGTTGTTGAACAATGGATGGAAGATAATGAAATTGCTATTGAATCAGGTTTGCGTTCTGAATTAACAGAAGAGTTTATCGCAGGTATGAGAACATTGTTCACTGAACATTATATTGATGTTCCTGCCGAAAAAGTTGATTTGGTTGATGAGTTAGCTACTAAAGTTGAAGAACTTGAAAGCAAACTCAACGAAGAAATCGAGCGTGGTGTTGAATACAAAAAAGAACTTGTTGAATCACGCAAAAATGAAATTACTCGTGTTGTAACAGACGGTCTTACAGAAACTCAAGTTGAAAAAATTAAATCACTTGCAGAAAGTGTTGAATTCTCCACAGAGGACGAATACAAATCCAAACTTGAAACAATCCGTGAGAACTATTTCCCATCAGGTGTTAAAAAAGCTGATGAAGAACAACTTCACGAAAATGTAGAAGATGAGACAACAGAAGACAAGAAGATTTCTGATCCTTTTGTAGCTGCTGTTTCTCAAGCAATTAGTAAAACAAAGAAATAATTTAGGAGAACAATATGTATTTGTCCGAACAATTACAAACTAAATGGGCAGGCGTGCTAGACCATCCTGATTTAGCCCCTATTCAAGACCCATATAAAAAGGCTGTTACAGCTGTTGTTCTTGAAAACCAAGCTTTAGAAATGAGCAAATCTAACGAAGTGCTTTCTGAAGCTGTACCAACTAACGCAGCTTCGGCTGGTTTAGGTTCAGGTGGTGCTGCTGGTTTTTCAGGTTCTGCTGCTGCTACAGGTCCAGTTGCTGGTTTTGATCCGATTCTAATTTCATTAGTTCGCCGTTCATTACCAAACTTAATCGCATACGATGTTGCTGGTGTTCAACCAATGACAGGTCCTACAGGCCTTATTTTTGCTATGCGTTCATTATACGAAGGTCAATCAGGTCCTGAAGCTTTCTATAACGAAGCTAATACAGGTCATTCTGGTTTAGGTACTGCACAATCAGACATCGCTGTTGGTGCTGCTGCTGCTAACACCTTTGTAGGTAACGCAGCTGCTGTTGGTGCTATGTCAACCGCTAAAGCAGAAGCTTTAGGTGACAGTTCTAACACATTCCAAGAAATGGCATTCTCAATTGAGAAAGTAACTGTTACTGCTAAAACTCGTGCATTAAAAGCAGAATACTCAATTGAATTAGCACAAGACCTTAAAGCTGTTCATGGTCTTGACGCTGAAACAGAATTAGCAAATATTCTTTCAACAGAAATTCTTGCTGAAATCAACCGTGAAGTTGTTAGAACAATCTACTCTGTTGCTAAAACAGGTTGTCAGACTGGTACAACAGCTGGTGGTCAGTTCGATTTAGATACTGATTCAAACGGTCGCTGGATGGTTGAAAAAATTAAAGGTCTTGCTTTCCAACTCGAAAGAGAAGCAAATGCGATTGCAAAATTAACTCGTAGAGGAAAAGGTAACATCGTTATCTGTTCATCAGATGTTGCTTCTGCTCTTGCAATGGCAGGTCTTTTAGACTACAACCCAGCACTACAAGCACAAACTAACTTAACAGTTGATGATACAGGCAATACATTTGCAGGTACATTATTTGGTCGCATTAAAGTGTATGTTGATCCATACGCTCCAGTAAATGCTTCTAAAGAATTTGCTGTTGTTGGTTATAAAGGTTCTAACGCTTATGACGCTGGTCTGTTCTACTGCCCATATGTTCCATTACAAATGGTTCGTGCAGTTGATACAGGTACTTTCCAACCAAAAATTGGCTTCAAAACCCGTTACGGTTTAGTTGCTAACCCATTTGCAGAAGGTACTAACCAAGGCGAAGGCGCATTAAATGTGTTATCTAACAACTACTATCGTGCATTTAAAGTTGCTAACTTAATGTAATATAGTTTGTTAGTCTAACTAACTTAAAGAGAGGCACTTCGGTGCCTCTTTTTTTATCTACGGCTTATAGTAGCATAAATACACCATAACATTTATGGAAATAATACATGGCAGTTACAGATAGAAATCCGAGTAATCCTAATTTTTTACAACCCAATAAGTATATACTGAATTTTGGTAGATTGCCAAACATTCAATACTTTTGTCAATCTGTTTCCGTTCCAGGCATTTCTATGTCAGAAACTCCACAATTTACACCGTTTGTAGATTTGTTTGCGCCTGGTGATAAAGCCATTTACGATTTATTGAATGTTACTTTTTTGATTGATGAAAGAATGGAATCTTGGATAGAAGTGCATGATTGGATTCGTGGCATGACCTTTCCAGAGGACTTTGATGATTACAAAGATTTAAGAAGATTAAACAAACAAGCTACTAGAGTAGCAACAAAAAGACCTCAATATAGTGATGCAACATTAACATTATTATCTTCTTCAAACCAACCTTATATTCGTATGAAATTTTACGAATGTTTTCCAACTACGCTATCAACCTTTATAATGTCTTCAAGTGATAATCCTGATACGCTCTTAACAGCAGACGCCACTTTTCGGTATAGTTACTACGATATCGAAAAAACTTGGTAAAAACGCTTGACATTTGATTGCCAATTGGTTATACTCCACTATTGGAGGATTATAAATTATGAAACAATTAGAAGAACTACTAGAAATGTGGAGAAAAGATTCCGAACTGGACAGAACTGAACCAGGTAAAGAACTAACAAAGATACCACAATTACACAGTAAGTATTTGAATATACTTTCTCGCCATCGTTTATTGTCTAAAGAATCTGAATTTAAATTAAATAAAATCAGACGACTTAAATGGGAATATTATACAGGCAAACTCGATGATGATGAGTTGAAGAAGTATGGTTGGGAACCATTTCCTTATGTTCTCAAAGCCGAACTCAACACATATTTAGAAAGTGATGAAGATATTAACAAACACAAAGCTGCTAAAACCTTACATGATGAAATTGTTACCGTGTGTGAAGCTATTCTTAAAGAATTAAACAACCGAACATGGGAACTTAGGTCATTTATTGATTGGGAGAAATTCATTCAAGGTGTATAATGGCTGATATCATTCTACATAAACAAAACGAATCTTATATTCAGTTAGAATGTGAAAGGCATTTTGCTCAAGAGATGTCCGAGTATTTTACATTCTTTGTGCCTGGTTATCAATTCACACCGGCATATAAGATGCGAGCTTGGGATGGAAAGATAAGGCTTTTAGATTTGAGAAACTTTACCATATATCATGGTCTTGTAGCTTATATACAAAAGTTTTGTGAAGAAAGAAATTATAAGCTTGAAATAGATAAAGAAGTTAGTTCAACAGAGAGCTTTTCGGTACATGAAGCTAAAGAATTTATTGAATCTTTAAATTTACCTTACAAGGTCCGTGACTACCAACTCAAGTCTTTTATCACAGGAATTCGCAATAAAAGGGTTCTCCTACTGTCTCCAACTGCATCTGGTAAGTCCTTAATACTATACCTGATAGTGAGATATCTCCAAAGCTCTGATTATAAGAAAGGACTAATGATTGTGCCAACAACCTCATTAGTCGAACAAATGTTTAGTGATTTTAAATCGTATGGTTATGATTCAGACAAATACTGCCATAGACAATATTCAGGTAAAGAAAAACACACAAACAGTTTTATCACTATTACAACCTGGCAATCTGTTTATAAAAATCCTCCAGAATATTTTGAACAGTTTGATTTTGTTTTAGGTGACGAAGCTCACCAATTTAAAGCTAAGTCTTTAACAACAATTATGTCAGGTTGTTCTAGTGCTAAATATAGGATAGGAACAACAGGCACTTTAGACGGTACACAAACACATCGCTTAGTATTAGAAGGTTTATTTGGTCCTGTTTATCGTGCAACAACTACATCTGAACTTATTGAACAAAAACATTTGGCGGATTTTAAAATCAAATGTTTAGTGTTGAAATATCCAGAATCGGTTTGCAAACAAGCGAAAGAATGGGATTATAATACTGAAATAGATTATATTGTTCAAAACAAAGCACGAAACGAATTTATAAGAAACTTAGCCTTATCATTAAATGGAAACTCTCTTATACTTTTTCAGTTTGTTGAAAAACATGGAAAAGATTTATATGAGGTCATTAAAGAAAAGGCGAAAAAAAGAAAAACATTTTTTGTTTTTGGTGGAACCGATACAGAATCTCGTGAAGCTGTTCGGTCAATTACTGAAAGAGAAAAAGATGCTATTATCGTAGCATCATATGGTACTTTTTCTACGGGTATAAATATAAGGAACTTACATAATATTATCTTTGCCTCGCCGAGTAAGTCTCGTATTCGTAATCTTCAATCTATCGGTCGAGGTTTAAGAGTAGGAGATAATAAAGAAGTAGCGACTTTGTTTGATATCGCTGATGATTTTAGAGTTGGTAAATTTACCAATTATACACTAAAACATTTTATTGAAAGAATGAAAATATATGATGAAGAGAAATTCAAATACAAGTTCTACAATATCGAACTCAAGAATGGCTGAAACACTTAATATAAAAGTTGTTAGACTTCAATCTGGTGAAGATGTTATCGCTGATGTTATAGCAGATAAAGAAAACACCATTTTAAATAATCCTATGGTTGTTTTGCTTAGACGGTCAGGTAAAGGATCGGTAATGATGATGGTACCATGGTTGCCAGTTGAGATTATATCTGATAATATAGCTACATTAAATAATTCAGAAATAGTTACATATACAAATCCAAAAGACAGTCTTATTGAATATTATTTAAATATGGTTCATGAAGTTTCAAAAGAAATTAAATATAGTGATGAGATGATAAAAAAAGAAAACAAATCATATAAAGACAGTTTAGAATCTTCTGTTTATGTTGATGAATATGATGATGACATGACAACAATGGATGAATTACTTGATAAATTTAATATAGCAAAGGATAAAGGTCAAATACATTAACCATGGAATATAATATTGATAATTTGAGAATTGTAACCAATTTAATATTAAAAAATTTAACACCCGATTTATTACCTAAAAAATGGGTAGAACGCAACAGTACCAACCCAATGTTTGGTCACTGCCATACAGCATCTGCCTGTTTACAAAAAATATTTGGAACACAAGAATTAAAACTACATCGTGCTTTAGATGATGAGGGCATTTGGCACTGGTGGTGTGTTGACAATCAGAATCGTATTATTGATTTAACATCTGACCAATACACCTCTCAAAACAGGCATCCTCCTTGGAATAAAGGACAGAAAGCATCAATGTTAGGTTTTGATTATAGAAAAAGAGTATTAACCCTCCTTGGAAGGATCCAGCCTCATCTGGCGACATAAGGATTATAATGACAAAAAACAAATTTGTCAAGGCCTAAACCAGGCAAACATGAAAGAAGGTATATTATGGCAAAAGAAAAACACTATGTTAATAATGGGGATTTTTTAAAAGCATTAATTGAATATAAAAGTAAATGTGAAGAAGCTGATAAAAAGAATAAGCCTCAACCACAAATACCTAATTATGTCGGTGAATGTTTTCTAAAAATTGCAGAACACTTATCACGCAAACCAAACTTTGCATCATATTCATTTAGAGATGAAATGATTGCTGATGGTATTGAAAACTGTATGATGTATTTCCGTAATTTTAATCCAGATAAATCTAAAAATCCATTTGCTTACTTCACACAAATTATTTACTATGCTTTTCTTCGTAGAATCACACGAGAGAAAAAACAGTTATATGTGAAGTATAAAGCTACAGAACAAATTGGTATTTTAGATGAATTTGAATTACTTGAAGATGCTGATGGCAACACAAGACAGTTTGAATTGTATGATAATATTTCCGAGTTTATTCAAAACTTTGAAGAGACAAAGAAAAAGAAAAAAGAAGCAAAGGTAAAAGGAGTTGATAAGTTTGTTGGTGAATAAAAAATTGCCTCTCTTATTATTGTTTTGTGTTATGATTAGTTCATGTGCAGGATTTTTTAACAAGTGTGATACTAAAGATCCAAACTATTCAACAAAATGTAATGATATACCCGTTTATAAAGGAGAATTTTAGTGATAGCAGACCATCTCGAATCTTTAAAAACAAAACACCGTGAATTAGATGAACAGATTAAAAAAGGATATACAAACTACCTATCAGATACAAGCTTAACTAAAATGAAATTACAAAAACTTCAACTTAAAGACCAAATAGAAAAACTAACAAAACAATTATAATATGAAATTATGTATTCTTGGTGATACGCATTTCGGTATGCGTGGTGATAGTATTATCTTCCATAACTATATAAGAAAATTCTATGAGAACATTCTTTTCCCATATCTTAAAGAAAACAACATTACTCAAATATTTCAAATGGGTGATTTGTTTGATAGGCGGAAGTTTATTAACTTTAATAGCCTTTACCAGTGTCGCAATTATTTTTTTGACGAAGTAGAAAAAAACAATATCAAGTTTTACTCAATGTTGGGTAACCATGATATTACCTATCGCAATACACTCAAAGTTAATTCTTCTCAACTATTACTTAATGAATATAAAGATTTTACTATCTATGATAAATTTACAACCGTAGATTTTGATGGCGTTTCTGTTGATGTTGTTCCTTGGTTGTGTGATGAAAACGAAGAAGAAATATTAGAAAAGATTAAAAACAGCCGGTCACAAATTTGTTTTGGTCATTTTGAGATACAAGGTTTTGAAATGGACAAAGGCAATGTTTCATATACAGGTATTGACAAAACTGTTTTAAACAAGTATGATATCGTCTTAACTGGCCATTTTCATCATAAGTCTGATGATGGCCATGTTTTTTATGTTGGCACTCCAACACAAATGACATGGGCTGATTATAAAGACCAAAGAGGTTTTCATATTTTTGATACCGAAACAAGAGAACTTGAATTTATAAAAAATCCTTATGAGATATTTCATAAAATAAATTATGATGATAATGGAAAATCATTAGAAGACTTTCAAAAGATAGATTTTGAACAATACAAAGACAACTATGTGAAAGTGGTTGTATTGAATAAACAAAATCCATTTTTATTTGATTATCTAACTGATAATTTATATAAGATAGGTGCAGCTGATGTTGCAATTGTTGAAGATTATAATGACGATATAATTGCTGATGATAATGATATTGTAAATCAAGCAGAAGATACAATGACTATATTATCCAAATATATTGATGGACTAACTCTCAATGTTGAGCCTGAAAAGTTAAAAACATTAATGCGAGAGTTATATGTTGAAGCATTACATACGGAAGAAACTGATTGATATTATTTCGCAAGGTCCGTTGGAAGAATCTACTTTCAACTGGCAACCATTTTTCTGAAATTGAATTAGACAAGACCAATCAATCTTTGATTGTTGGTTCTAATGGTTCAGGCAAATCAACACTGCTTGATGCTTTGTGTTTTGGTTTGTTTGGCAAACCGTTTCGTTCAATTCAAAAAGCTAATCTAATTAACTCAATCAATGGCAAGAATCTTGAGGTCGAAGTTGAATTTGATACCAACAATAAAGCTTATAAGGTTATTCGTGGTATTAAACCGAACAAGTTTGAAATATATGTCGATGATGAACTGTTAGACCAAGATGCAACTGTTAAAGACTATCAAGAGCAATTAGAAAAGTTTGTTCTTAAGATGAACTACAAATCTTTTACACAAATTGTGGTTCTTGGTTCAGCTTCATTTACTCCATTTATGCAACTATCAAATAGAGATAGGCGAGATATTATTGAAGACTTATTAGATATTCAAATATTCTCAGTAATGAATAAACTGACCAAAGACAAACTCATTAGCAATAAAGATATGTTGAATGACAAAAGACACAACATTCAACTAACACAACAACAATATGACTTTGAAGAAAAAAGGCTTCAAGACTTAAAACAAAACAACGATGAAAAGATACAAGAACATGAAACAGATATTTCTACCAACAAAACTAATATATCAAATCTCACTGAAGAAATTGAGACAATTGGATCTCAAGTATCTACGCTTCAAAAAGATGTTGATGGAAGAATTGAATCAGAAAAGCGAGTAAAAAAATTCAATCAACTAGAAGCACAAATTGAAACCAATCTCACAAAGTATAAAGGTGATGTAGATTTCTTTGAGCATAATGATAACTGTCCAACTTGCCGACAACATATTGAACAGGCATTTAAAGACGGTGAAGTTAAAAGCTTAAGAGAAAAAATAGAAGAATGTGGCCACGGACTATCTCAACTTGATGAGATGATAAATGAAGAACAAGCTAAACTCAATGATATATCAGAAAAACAAAAGAAGATACAAGAATTACAAATAAAGATTGCTACAAACAATACATCAATTACCGAGATAAACAGATACATTGATAGAATTAAAAAAGATATTGAACAACTTCAAACCAATAAAACAATATCTGATACAGAAGAACAAAAACTAAAAGAGCTTAAAGTTGAAATAGACCAAAAAGAAAAAGAGTTTAAAGAACTGCTTGAAGAAAAAACATATTATGAAGTTGCTGGTGCTTTATTAAAAGATACAGGTATCAAAACAAAAATTATTAAACAATATTTGCCTGTGATTAATCGTTTGGTCAATAGTTATCTTGGCAAATTGGATTTTTTTGTTAATTTTAATTTAGATGAAACCTTTAAAGAGACCATTAAGTCCAGATTTAGAGATGAATTTAGTTATAATAACTTTTCACAAGGCGAGAAACAAAGAATTGATATGGCATTGATGCTCACATGGCGAGCTGTTGCTAGATTGAAAAACTCAACCAACACGAATCTACTAATATTGGATGAGACCTTTGATTCATCATTAGATGCTACTGGTGTAGATGAATTAATTAAGATTTTACATTCATTAGATGATGTAAATATTTTTGTGATATCACACAAAGGTGATATACTACAAGATAAATTTGAATCAGTAATTAAGTTTGATAAGATTAAAAACTTTTCTAGGATAATACAATGAGTGAAGATAATATTTTAGTTATAAACACGGAAGATTCTGTAAAATTACCAGAAAAAGAAGTCAAGCTTGAACCGTTACCATTATATGCTGATACTTTACCAATGTTATCAGAAGTGATGCCCCATTATGATACAAAACAATTGCCAAATCAATCTATGTCAAATCTTGTCAAACAACTTAAAATGACAATGAAACAGTTTGGTGGCATTGGCCTGTCAGCTAATCAGTGTAATGTTCGTGCAAGGGTTTTTATTATTGGCACCGAAGACAAACAACTCGTTTGTATCAATCCAAAAGTTATTAAAGAATCGGCAGAAGTGGAAAAAAGTGGTGAAGGTTGCCTCTCTTTTCCCGGTTTATATCTTAAAATAGAAAGACCATTAAGCATTGATGTAGAATTTGCAGATGAATCGGGTAAGGTGCATAATGAAACACTCACCGATTTGGTAGCAAGATGTTTTCTACACGAACTCGACCATATGAACGGAGTTAAATTTACAAGCCATGTTGGTCCAGTTTCATTAAAAATGGCTGAACAAAAACGACAAAAGATGATTAAAAAAATACAGAGACAGAAAAAACGATGAGTTACGCTTGGGACCCAAAAGATGATGTAGAAACACAATGGCAAAAATGGTCAGATGCTAATCCTGTGGCTAAAATGCCTGAAATTGATTTTGAAGAAGTTAAGCAAGAGACCATTAAAGACCTAGAATTTGTTTCTCAAATGGATGTAAAAGAATACACACTCTATCAGAAATGGTGTGAGGTGCAAGAAAAATATCCATTTGTGACCGTCAATGATTTATGGGAAGGCGAAACTAAAGTATTAGAAGATGAGAAACAACGCCGTGCCATACAAGAAGTCAAAACTAATATTTGGAATCCAGCTGATGTAGATACTTACATGAAATTGGAACCAGAACTCATTTATGCGAACAAGCAAGATGATTTACCTGAACTCTGGAATGTAATACGAACATTCTCATCAACAATGAAAAACAATTCTAATATTGGTCGTAATCTTAATTTTGTGGTAAGAGATAAACCGACCAAACAGTATCTTGGTGTTATTTGTATTTCCTCAGACTTTTTAGACTTAACACCAAGAGATAACTTTATTGGTTGGAGTAGAGAACTTAAAACGCAAGGATCAATGATTAACCACACAGCAATTGGATCCACGATTGTTCCTCTCCAACCTTTAGGTTATAATTACACAGGTGGTAAATTGTTAGCCTTATTATGTTTAGACGATAAGATACAACAATTATGGCAGGAGTTATATGGCGACAAACTTGTTGGTGTAACCACCACATCGCTCTACGGTAAGACAAAGACAGGAGGTCTATCTCAATACGATAGACTATCACATTGGAAAAAAATGGGTTTTACGGCTGGTTCGGTTGCATTTGAACCAACAAGAAAAACAAGATACCGAATTAATCATTGGTTAAAGAAAAACCATACAAGAAAATATTTTGATTGGTATGTTGCAAAGAAACCAAGTGGTCAGCCACATAAACGAGACCATAAAAACAGGTCTTTACAGTTTGCCTATTCTCAAATGAAATTAGATAAGACACTGATTCGTTCAGAACACGCTAGAGGTATTTACTTCTCACCTTTATATGATAACACAGCAGAGTTTCTCCGTGGTGATATAACAGAAGACAAATTGGTCAAATCGTTTGACACATCAACTGAAGCTCTTGTAAATATATGGAAAGAGAAGTATGCAACCAAGAGGATAACCAATCTGAAAGAACAAGGAAGAGTGTCCAATGAGACTTTATTCTATGATGACTTGATTACCTTGTCTTGGGACGAAACTAAAGAAAAATATCTAACACAGGTTGGTCGGTAATAATAAAAATAATGCTTGACTTTTATAAAAATCTGTGTATAATGGTTACTGAAAATGCGGGGGGAGTTAATCGAACTAGGTTCCCCATCTAGTTAGTTGGTGTAAGTCCAACACCCCGCTCCAAATTTCATTTTACTCTCCTAAAAAAATGCTAAAAAGGCCTTGACAAAAGGCCTTTTTTGGTGTATCCTATCCATATGATAGTGAAAAAGAGAGAAAAAATGGCAGATACAAATCTAAAAGAGTTCAAATCTCAACTTGCCAAACTGATGGCAAACGAGAATATTCAAATCGAACACCAAAAAATCTCAACAGCAAAATTTGATGTAAAAAATCGTGTGTTATATCTTCCAATCTGGACTGATATGACTGGTTATACATATGACTTATTATGTGGTCACGAAGTTGGTCACGCACTCTTTACGCCTGAAGAAGGATGGCATGATGCTGTTGTTGATAAAGCTAAAGGTAAAAACTACAAAAACTTTTTAAATGTGGTTGAAGACGCTAGAATTGAAAAGCGTGTTCAAAGAAAATATCCAGGTCTTAAACAATCATTCAAAAAA